TTATTCTTCTGGTGCAAAAGCAGTATTTAGCATTTCGCCAGCAATTTCCACGAGCATCACGACTGCCAGCACCTCGTTTGACCTGCTGAACACCACTGCCACGACCATCAACTTCGGTGGTGCGGCTACATCTCTCAGCATCGGTAATGCCTCGGGCACGGTGACTATCGCTGGTGACCTGGTGGTCAACGGCACCACAACCACTATTTCCAGCACGACCATCACGGTGGACGACAAGAACCTGGAACTGGGTGCTGTGGCCACCCCGACTAACACCACCGCCAACGGTGGTGGTATTACCCTCCTGGCAGGTGTGGACGGGGATAAGACCTGGAACTGGGTCTCCAGCACCTCGTCGTGGACCTCGTCTGAGCACATTGACCTGGCGGCTGGCAAGGTCATCAAAGTTGCTGGTACTCAGGTCCTGTCGTCCACGCAGTACACGGGTAATGCCGCTACCGCCACCACGGCAACAAATGTGGCTGGTGGTCTGGCTGGCTCACTGGTGTACCAAAGCGCCCTGGACACCACGACCACGCTCGGTATTGGTACATCTGGTTATGTGCTCACATCCAGCGGCTCTGCACCACAGTGGACCAAGAAGAAGCACTCAGAGACACTGTCTACCTCCAGCACCTCGTACTCAATTACCCACGGTCTGGGTACCGCAGATGTCGTGGTGGCGGTGTACACGGTTGCCACTGGCGAGGTGGTCTACGCTGATGTGGTCAACACAAACACCACAACCACGCTGACCTTTGCTTCGGCACCAAGCGCCAACGCCTACCGAGTCGTCATCCTGGCCTGACACGGGGGCTAGTCCTCCAGTAAAGTAGAACCATGGCTGATTTTCTCAAGTCCCTCAAAGTCAAAGGCGTTGAGATTGACACGGCTGGTGCGTCAAACGGTCAGGTGTTCCAGTACAACGGAACTAAGTTCTTACCAGCAAATGCCGCTGGTGGGGCAACCATTTCTGACACTCCACCGTCCAGCCCGTCCGCTGGTCAGATTTGGTTTGAGTCAGACACTGGCAAGACCTTCGTGTACTATGACTCTTTCTGGATTGAGATTGGTGGAGGTAGCACATCAGGGTTAGAACTGGTGAAGACGCAGACAATCGGGTCAGCGGTAACCAGTGTGTCTGTTACTAACGCTTTTTCTTCATCTTATGATTCATATCAAATCACGGTAACAGGGGGCGTGTGTGCGGCTGACTACGGCCTAAATATGAGGCTGGGGTCAACCACTTCGGGATATTACTATGTTGGAGAATATCGCCTGTATACGAACTCATCTGCCACTACAACTAATGGAACCATTTTAGGGGCAAATGCAGACAAGTGGGAAGCAGTCGGTATTGCAACAACAAATACTCTCAGTGCCAATATTTTTGTGAATAACCCGTTCTTGGCGAAAAACTCGTTTTTCAGTGCGGAGTATGTCTATAACCATCCTGCGGGAGGCAAAGCCTCCATGAGTGGTTATTTGGCTGATTCAAATCAATACACAGATTTTACTTTGTTTATTGGTGCAACTAATATGACGGGAGGAACCATCCGTGTCTATGGATACAGAAACACCATCTGATAACCGACCCAACATTCAGATAGACGACCTTGTACGGCCCATGACCGACGAGGAATACGCCGAATGGCTCGCCCGACCCGCACCAGAACCACTTCCAGGTATGACTAATGGCGATTGATTTCCCCAACTCCCCTACGACTAACCAGGTGTACACCGCTAATGGTCGTACTTGGATTTATGACGGTGAAAAATGGGGCCTTCAGGGCGTGTCCAACAGCGTGGTTCTGGACGGTTTGTCGGATGTGACAGCCCCCAGCCCCACATCGGGAGATTTCTTGAAATGGAATGGCTCTGCGTGGGTTAACGACCCGATTGACTTGGGAACCGACACCGCTGGTAACTATGTGGCATCTCTCGTGGCAGGTACAGGTATTACTCTGACCAATAACTCTGGTGAAGGCGCTACTCCCACAGTGGCCGTGACAGGGGTGACCGCAAATGCTCAAACCGCATCGTACACCCTGGCCTTGACCGACAATCAAAAAATGGTGGAGATGAATGTTGGCTCCGCCAATACCGTAACCATTCCGTTGAACTCCTCTGTGTCCTTTCCTACGGGCGCAACCATTGACATCCTGCAAACGGGTGCTGGTAAGACTCAAATCGTAGGGACAGGGGGTGTCACGGTGAACACCGCCAACGGAGCGTACCTCAGGGCACAGTGGTCTGTGGCCACGGTTGTCAAGAGGGCAACAGACACATGGGTCCTCTTCGGTGACACCTCCACGACATGAGGCTGAACGGAATCGTTGCGGCATCTGGTAAATTCACTGCCATAGCCCCCTCAGTGACGATTAACGCCGTCACAAACTTTAACCAGGACAGGGCGACCTTCAACGCCACGGTGAATCCCAACGGGGCCACCACCAGCGTCAAGTTCCAGTACAGCACCAACGGCTCGTCATGGACTGACGGAAGCACCATTACTGGACTCACAGGTGGTAGCCAATCGGTTTATTCCAACCAGACTTCATTGTCTGTCGGCACCTTTTACTATGTCCGTGCTGTGGGCACTAACTCCGCTGGTTCCACTACTTCAGGTAACACCACTTTTACTACTTGGTCGCTACAGACACTGGACAAGACCTCTGGAACTTTCACCTTCTATGTCCCGACCATTACGCCGACTGGCGGTAGCACCATAACACCTACTATTTACTATGTCATGATGTTTGGAGGAGGGGGCGGAGGCTCAGATGGAGGCGGTGGTGGGGGTTCGTACTACCAAGTCAGTTCACTCACCGTGGGTGGCAACGGCGGGGTGTATGTACAGGTTGGCGGAGGCGGACTCAACACGGGCGCAGGAGGGACCTCGTATTTACACGGATGGAATGGTGGTTCTTTGTCCACTGGAAACTTGACCGTTGCTGGTGGGGGTGGCGGAGTGTTTTCGGTGGACGGAAGGACGGGTTATTCAGGAAACGGCAACCCTGGAGGTATCAGTCGTTTTAGCAACGACAAAAATGGGACACGATACGGCTCAGGAGGTGGGGGTGGCGCAGGAGGCTGGGGCAACGACGGATATGCAGACGGAAATGTCGGATACGGTGGCAGTGGTGGTGCGGCAGTAACCCTGTCACAAGGAGGGGTAAGCAGAACAGGTGGTGCAGGGGGAGGAGGCACGGGTTCCCACGGGTGGGGCAGTACCCCCTCTTCCAGTTACGGCACTGGAGGCAGTGGTTACAATGTGTACGGCGGGGCTGGAATGGTGTACTTTAGGTACTACGCCGCAAGTGCATTGGCATAGGTTCTAAAATGATTAACGATTTAGTTTCTACATACAAATGCTTTTACCTTTTGGACAAACTGTCCTCAACAGGCAACTATTCAGTGAGTTCTATTGCTCCTGAAGGAAACGACCCCGTTGATTTTGTTGATGTGGTTGAAGAGGGCGGGGCCCTCTTGGCCGTGTGGAAAGACCCTATTCAATTCCTGTCGTACCAGAATGTCGTAGTATCTGATGGTCTTAGTGAACAAATAGTCAACCTCTCGTACATTGAGAGGGCAATTGACATTTATGATAGGCCACCGTCCTCGGACATTGGTACTTTTCTGTTTATGAAGTCAGCCCCTATTCCATCGCAAGATTGGCGGTGCGACCAGGGGAAGTACGGTGGCATGCTTTTCAATGTTCCAACCATCCCATATGGGGAGGCCGCAGAAATTAGGCACTACGAGGTGCTGTTGCCACTCAACGGATGCGCTCAGATTGCCTACAGCGAGGGGAAAACTCGCCAACCATTGTCGGATTACCTAGTGGACGGTGACGAGGTGCCGTCAACCACCAGGACCCTGGCAGAACTGCTCAGGCTGGTGTATGAGTGGTCAGAGGTTCACGATGACCCGTTTAACAACACAGACGAGGTGTCGCAAAGAGCGCACGACTTTGTTCAGTTTTTGGGCTTAACAGAAACCGAAGTGTCATTGCTTGAGGCCCAGACCCCAATGCAAGTCAGTAACTACTTGACAGGAAGCCTCAATGCACGGCAGAGGCCAGGGGAAACATCCCCTACTAGCGATGATTTCATGAAGTTACTATTCAAGAGGATGGCATGTTCGTCTCTTAGCGCACTGGTTCAACTTCACAGCCTGCCGTGGGACACGGAGGAATTGGTGTCCCTTGAGCGTCAGCAGTTGCTTGATGGGATTACCCGTTTCAAAAACTTCTACTTGATTGATGAGTCTGTGAATCTTCTTGATGAAGGAACCTGGCAGTCAGCAATTGAGTCGTCCAGGTTCGGCATTTCCGCCGAATCGTTCATGTCAAACCAACTTCGCACTTTCAAGAACAAAAACACAGTTCTTGATTTAGTGCTGTCAGGAAAGTTTGGCTGATGTACTCAATTGTCCACAGGGCGCTGGTCACCTACGCCAATTCATCCACAGGTGAGATTCGGGTAAAGATTCCCGCCGTCACGGGACTGTCAGAGGTCCACATCTCCTACATTGGTAGGGCCAAGCAACACGGCGCATGGGTGGTCCCTGCCGTGGGTGAGCAAATCATCGTGTCCGCCGATGATGAGCACATGACCAACATCTTCTGGTTGCGCTCAGATGCTTACATCGCACATGCCCTGACACCTGACTATGGCTCATTTTACGACACACAGATTCAAAACTCTGCTGGCATCAACCTAGCCAACACCATGAAGTTCAGGAACGAGGCAGAGGCTCATAATGTGTCCATTGTTTCTGATTCCAGAATTACGGTGGCATACGCAGGTGTGTACAACATCCAGTTCTCCGCCCAGTTGGACAAGACGGATTCTGGGGAAGACCATGTGGATATTTGGTTGCGTTACAACGGGAATGATGTGCCGTGGTCCAATACACGCCTGACCATGGCAAAAAACAACATCAAATTGGTGGCCGCATGGAATTTCGTCATGACCATGGACGCAGGGTCTTACGCTGAGATTGTGTGGTTGTCCGACGACGCCACTATGAGGCTGTACGCAGAAACAGAGTCCTTGACTGCCCCAATCAAGCCTGGTATCCCATCCGTCATCCTGACGGTCACCAGAGCCGTTTAGGCTACAATAGGGCATGGCAAATCGCAAGTACCCCTATTACCCATCGTTTGACGGCAAGAAGGCCCAACCAGGCACAGAGAAACTGGTTGAACTGTGCGGAAAGCGTTGGAAGACCAAGAACCTGGGCATTTATGCCGCCAGACTGATGAGAAATTCCAAGACAGAGGGCAAGAAAATTGGTGACCCTGGCATGGAGAAATTCCTCAGTGTGCATGCCACTGGGGCGGCCTGCGATATTGGATATGACGACCGCAAGGTCGGCGTGGAGATGTGGGAGTGGTTCCTCAAGTACACCAAGGAATTGGGAATTGTGGAGATTCACGACTACGCTTTTGATGCCAATGTCAAGGACGGCAAGCCTGGGTATGGCCGAGGTTTTCGCTGTTCCAGGGGCGAGGGGGCCGCTGGGGTAAAGCAGTTTACCGAATCTGATAATGCAGGTTCATTTGGGGGCAAGTGGTTGCATTTAGAACTTGAACCAGAGATGGCCAAGGATGCCGCCAAGTTTGAGGCCGCATGGCGGGCTCTCCCCAAGCCAGGGGCCTGATGCGCTAAGGTATCTACATGGATATCAACCCGCAAGAAGTCATCAAGCAACTGTCAAATGAAATCGCCCGCCTCAACATTGAGGTGGCAATCCTGAAGTCCGCCCTAGAGCAGGTACAGAACAATGGCACCACGACCCCGATTGAGGCGCAACCTAACTGATTTATTTGCCGATATTGAGGCAAACAAATCATTAGAAAACATCATCCCCCGTCCCACCTCGGACCCAGAGACACACGAGACTGGGCTCCCAGACGAATTCCAGTTAATCCCTGGTGCCAAGAGGGAGTACCGCACCACCTTCCCCGAGGTTCCCACAGAGTATGTGGAGGACGCCAAGCCGCCCAAAGACAACTACGGCCAGGGTCCCCGCCGTAGCACCAGAGTGGCGGTCCACAAGTTTGTCCCCAACAAACTGGAGCAGGCTGGCGTGGTCACCCCACAGACTCTCGGCACGGTGTATGTTAGGTTCCAACCGCACATCAACGGCAAGCACGGCAACGATGTGTGGCGTTACAAGAATGTGCCGAAGACCGTCTACGACACATTCGCCAACAGTAACTCAAAGGGTCGCTTCATCAACACCCACCTCAACTCATATCCAAAAGGGAGAATAAGCAGTCGTGAAGACAGGTACCATACTGAAGACTTTTAAGAATGTCTTACTGACCATTCTTTTCTACCACGCCCACATCTTCATGGTTGTGTACGGCGTGATGGCGCTCACATTCCACCCGTTCTTCATCGTGCCGTTCGTGCTCTACGCATGGCGCTCGTTCAGCGGAACCTACGACCTCCTGTATGTGGTCGGGCCCGTCTACTGGATTCTGAAGAAGGACAACAGGTTCTTTTCTGTCGGCCTGGGAACCATGCACGAGGTGGCAGAGCCCTGGCGCCGTGGCAGGGGTGTGTACGCAGTGGTGGCCAAGCGTTGCCTCCAGATTGGTCTGTGCAGGACGCAGACACTTGACGAGACAGAAGGTATCCTCTCCGCAGTCCAGGGAAGGTACCTGGACACTGAGCCACGGGAGATAGGCAACTGGCATGGTGTTCAAGAAGAAGACGCAAGAAAACTCACGGCCTAAAAGAATCCAGAACATGTCCGACTCCGACTTGCGGGGTTGGCTGAACGCCTGCATGATGGAACTGGGGTCCACCTACGACAGGTGGCAGTTCCACCGAGGTGAGGCCGAAGAGGTCAGCAAAATCATCCGACTTGTCAACGACCTGTGGGACGAGATACAGTCACGCCCCTGAACACTCGGGGATGGTGTAATTGGCAACACAGCAGGTTTTGGTCCTGTTATTGAGGGTTCAAGTCCTTCTCCCCGAACTTGTGGGTGCGTAGCCCAATCGGCAGAGGCAGGGGACTTAAAATCCCCCAAGTGTGGGTTCAAGCCCCACCGCACCTACCAACTCCCTCTAACTCAATTGGCAGAGTAACGGACTTTTAATCCGCAGGTTCTGGGTTCAAGCCCCAGGGGGGAGACTGAGGATATAATGTGTGACCGTGTCAATATCTGAAGAAGAACTTGTTGAATCCCTTGAGGACTTTGGTGACGCAGAGGAATTAGACGAAACCTCTGCCGAATTCGTTGACCAGTTGGTCAAGCGCATCATCATCTTCACGGAAGAGTTCTGTGATGTGGAGTTCTTCCCCTACCAGATTCCGATTGCCTACCGCATCGTAGAGTCCACCGTTCTTGGTGATGGTGATTTGATGACCGTGGTCGCCACCCGTCAGTCAGGTAAATCAGAAGTTCTGTCAGCAGTCATTGCTGGCATGATGGTCATCCTGCCCAAGTTGGCCCCCATCTACCCGACATGGTTGGGCAAGTTTGAGAAGGGTTTCTGGGTCGGCACCTTCGCCCCCACGGAGGAGCAGGCTGACACGGTGTTCGGGCGCATCGTCAGCAAACTGACCAGCGACCACGCCCTGGAGTTCCTCCTTGACCCCGAGATTGACGACAAGGCCACTGGCGGTGGTACCCGTGGCCGTGGGCGCCTCATCACCCTCAAGAACTCGGGCTCCCTCTGCCGTATGCAGACCTGTAACCCCAAGGCCAAGATTGAGTCCAAGACCTACCACATGGTTCTTGTGGACGAGGCTCAGGAGGCCGACGAGGTCATGGTGACCAAGTCCATTGCTCCGATGCTGGCCTTCAACAACGGAACCATGGTCCTCACGGGAACTGCCAACCGTTACAAGTCCTATTTCTACAAGATGATTCAGTACAACAAACGCCGTTCCGCCAACGGTGGGCGCAAGTTCCGTGAATCCCACTTTGAGTACGACTGGCGCACGGCTTCTAAATATAACCCTAACTACGCCAAATTCATTGCCAAGGAAAAGTTAAGGATTGGCGAGGACTCAGATGAGTTCCAGATGTCGTACTGCAACAAGTTCATCCTTGAGAAGGGCATGTTCGTCACCGAGGAGCGCATGGAGCGCCTGTACGACCCCTCCATGCCCCTGGTCAAGGAGTGGTGGCGTACCCCGTGTGTGGCGGGTATAGATGTGGCCCGCTCCAACGACTCCACTGTCGTGACCGTGTGTTGGGTGGACTGGGACCATCCAGACCCGTTCGGGTTCTACGAGCATCGTGTCCTCAACTGGTTGGAAATCAACAACGAGGAGTGGGAATCCCAGTACTTTGAGATTATTGACTTTCTCCGCCACTACGACATCCTCCGTGTGGGGGTGGACGCACAGGGCGTCGGCGGAGCCGTGGCGGAACGCCTCGCACTGCTGTTGCCCAACATTGAGGTGCTACCCGTGTCCTCGGATTCCAAGGCGCAGAACGAGCGGTGGGTCCACTTGACCGAACTCATCCAGAGAGAGCAGTTAATTCTTCCAGGACATTCCAAGGCCCGCAGGACACGCTCCTGGAAACGGTTCAACCAGCAGATGTCTGACCTTGAAAAGGTGTACAAGGGCCCCTATCTGTTAGCCGCCGCTCCTGACGAAAAGGGTGCATTTGACGACTACCCCGACTCGTTGGCTATCGCCTGCTCCATGACCGTCATGGACACGATGCCCGAGATTCAGGCGTCCAACAGCCCCTTCTTCAGATAGCCCCCCACAAAAATGGTATTCTTGTAGAAAGTCACACACCCTCTCTAAGGAGTAATAGTGCCAGTTTCACCCGCCCCCATGTTCCCAGAGAAGTCCCCAACCTTCTTTGAGCCAGCATTTGCCCCAAGCATCCCGATGAACAAGGGCCCCCTCCGTTTTGAGGAGGGTGTTGCCACCGACACCGATGTGCCACGGGACTTCGCCCAGGGCGCATACATGGACACGGCCCCGTCGCCACTTCGCATGAACCACAACAACCCAGAGATGTTCTACAAGCATCCTGAGCAGACCATGCAGGAGCGTGCCCATGTGGGTGCCGCAACCTGGATTGAGGCCCCAACGGTCCTCCGTGAGTTCGTGCAGGGCTCGGTTGCAGGCGATGCCATGCCATACTTTGAGTACGAGTACAACACGGGTGGCCACATGAACCGCCCGAACCCAACCGTCGTCTCGGACTAACCCGTGGACGGGGAAGCGCCTTCCCCCGCAACACAGGGCGAATCCGAAGGGCCGACCACGACCTCCGCTCTACCGATTGCTCCTGTGTTTGCAGGGGCATCGGCCATTTACGATTTCTCAGGGTACCTGAAGACTCGTAAATCGCAGTTGATGAGCGAGCAGTTCTTCAAGGCCCCTGATGTGGGGACTGACTACACAAATCCCTATGTACCCAGGCCCAAGGGGCCTCAGGGAGGCATTGAGGTTCAACGCCACATGTCTGGTGTGGGTATTCCCTTCATGGACCCCCTGGACAACTTCAAGCCAGGTCGCCTGGAGATTGACAAGAAGCCGACCCCAGTGCGTCGTCCCAGCCGTCCTTCTGACCCTAACCGCATGCGCAAGAAGGGTGCGGCCGCTTACCGCAAGGCCAACAAGGACAATGTTGACTACGGGGAGCAGATGTAATGGCTTTTTTTGAAGTCAACCCCACAAAAAATCCTGAGAATTTTGCCCAGGCCAGGAACCGCCTGAAGAGCATGATGTTGGGCGCTACTGACCACCAAGTTGAGCGTGGCCGTGCTTGGTATGACCTGGCGGAGGATTCGGCCCGCTCAGGGTCCGCAGATATCGGCGTGACACATTCTTCAGGGGCAGGAATGATGTCGGCTGTATCTCCAGCCTTGGACTTTTCCGAGCACAATGTCCATGTGCTTCATGAGATGGGTGCTATGAGACCAGAGCACCATGCGATGGTTTTGGCGAGCCTGTCACACCAGAGAAAGGTGTCTGAGGCCAACCGCCTTCTCCGAGGAGAGGGGCACCCAACTCTGCGGTCTGGTCGGTTGCCAGAAGTAGAATCCATGCTGACTGAGTTGTACCCACACCTGTCTCGTGCCACTGACTTCAACATTGCTGATGCCATGCGCATTAGGGAGGGAGCAGAGCCAGGAGAGGTTCTCAACAGAAAAACACGGCCTAAGACAAACAGTTTTTGGCGCAATCTTGCTGGTGACAGGGATGTCGTGACAGTGGATTACCGTGCCGCTGATGTGGTGGCTAATCAAATGAGGCCAGTGCGGGGACCACAGTCCAACAGAGGGATTAGTTCGGCGTTGAGTAGTCGTGGACCCACCAGGTACGAGGACTACGCCCATGTTATTGCCTCATCTTCTGCTCTTCCCAGCGTTCAAAAAAGGATGCCTGGTCTCAAGCCTGCGGAAGCACAGGCACTTCAATGGGTTATCGCTAAAGACATGGAGTTGACCAACCCTGATGGTAGTCCCAGAGGCAAGGGCCCTGCGAGAAAAGGACAGCCCTATTTCTGATGGACCCAGCACTCGCAACCATTGTTGTCGCACTAATCACCACCGTGGGTGGTCTGCTCGGTGTGGCAATCAAAGAATTCAAATCAATGAAGAAGACCAACACTGATGACCACGGCAAGGTGATGGCTCGCCTGGAGAAAGTACAGGACAGCGTTGACCATGTTGCCGAGCGTCTTGATGACCACATTGATTGGCACTTGACGAAGAAGTAAGTGCTTTACAGCGTGGCGCAGTTCATGCTACGCTAGATGATGGGGAAAGTCCCCTGTACATGTACACCACAAGGAGAGACCATGTCTGAGGACAAGAGGTCGTTGTTTGAGGATTTGATGAGTCCTCGCCCAGACAACAATAGTCAGTGCAAGGTGCACACCATCATGTCAGAGATGGACGACAAGGACCGTGAGGCATTTGCCAAGGCAATTGACATGGTCAAGGCCGACAAGGGACAGGGTCGGTCACGCACCTACAGCGCCTCCTGGCTGACCAGCGTGCTGAAAAAGCACGGGCACATCATCAGCACCAGCACGGTGCTCCGACATGTGACTGGAGCGTGCTCCTGTGAGTGACCTCGCATCAGACCTCGCCACCCCAGAACACAAGGCCAAGGCGCTCGGCAAACTCGTTGAGATGCTTGAGCGACAGAACATTGACCTGGCCGAGATTGGCTCCGTCAAGCGTGTCTCCCTGTATCAGTCTCTGACAAAAGATGAAGAGGGCGAAGCCCAGATTCACGACCTGTCTGCCATCCAGTTTTCCCCCAAGTGGGCAGATGGTCCAGAGTGGAACCCAGTCAACCAGGGGCCAGCCATCAAGTTGCCAAAGACCACAGTCAAGACCAGCACAGCCGACTGGAAGACCTGTGTGGTCCTCCCAGACATTCAGGCAGGTTTCTTTAGAGCCACAGATGGCTCACTGGTGTCTACTCACGACCCACTTGCAATTGACTACGCCATTGCTGTGGTCAAAGCAGAGAAGCCTGATGTGGTGGCGCTCAACGGAGACAATGCGGATTTCCCCGAGTTCGGGAAGTACCGTCTGACCCCAGCGTTCGCACTTACGACGCAGGCGACCATTGACTACCTGACCACTCTCTGCGCACGCCTCCGTGATGCGGCCCCACAGGCTCGTATCGTTTGGCTGGAGGGCAATCATGAGGCTCGTCTGACCAACTACATCCTGGATAACGCCAAGGCATCGTTTGGTCTTCGTCAGGGAAACACCCCTGAGTCGTGGCCTGTCCTGTCCATTCCGTTTCTTTGTCGGTTTGACGATTTCGGTGTGGAGTATCTCCCTGGCTACCCAGCGAGCCAGTTCTGGCTCAACAACCGCATCAAGATAATCCATGGCACCAAGGTGGCGTCCAACGGCTCTACTGCTCATAAGTACCTCGCTACTGAGAAGGCGTCTGTCGTGTACGGACATATCCACAGGAGGGAATGGGCCGAGCGTACCCGCAACGACTGGGACGGCGCAAAGACTATTGCGGCCATCTCGTTCGGTTGTTTGGCCCGTGTGGACGGCATGGTCCCCTCCACCAAGGGTGGTTCGGACCTGGACGGTCGCCCCATCACCTGCGTGGAGGACTGGCAACAGGGTCTAGGCATCATCCGCTACAAGGAGGGTGACGGTCCGTTCCATCCCGAGATGCTCCCTATCCACGATGGGGTCATGTTCTACAAGGGCAAGGTGTACGGAGAGTGACCACGATTGTCGGTATTCAAGGGGACACCTATGCTCTGGTGGCTACCGACAGTCGCATCTCGTCCATTGACGAATCTGGGTTTGCCTTCCAGATAACCACCCTCGGGTCAGGGACCTCCAAGGTGGCCACCAACGGAAAGTACATCCTGGGGGCGGCTGGTGATGCCAGAGCCATCAACATCCTCCATCACGCCTTCATCCCCCCAGCGCCTCCCGCCCACTCCTACGGCAGGAAACTAGACCAGTTCATCACCAGACAGTTTATTCCTGCGTTGAGGCATGTGTTTGATGACCAGGGGTATTCACTGCCTTCTCGTGAAAGTTCTGACCATATTGCGGAACATTCTTCAACGATTGTTGTTGTAGTCCACGGCACTTTATACATCATTGAAGGTGATTACTCATGGACATCGGATACTTCGGGCATTTACTCAATTGGGACAGGGTCGTCGTATGCCCTTGGCGCCTTGCAGGCTTTAATTGGCGGTAAGAAACTGACCCCCCAGCAGGCCAAGACTGTGGCTACCAAGGCCCTGACCGTAGCCAGCAAGTTTGACCCCTACACGGGCTCCCCCTTCCAGACCTACCTGCAAGAACGAGAACCCAAAAAATAGTACAATTGGCGCATGGCAGTTAACTCACAAGTCAAAGACCAGTCCATCAAAGGTCTCATTCTCGGCGCAGTCGCTTACTTCCTCGTCAAGTGGAATGTGGATGCCGAGGCCCAGGCTGGCATTATCACGGCCGTGACCGCTGGTCTGGCATACGCCAGCACCAAGGTTGGCGACAAGAATGTCGCCTCGTTCCTCGCCAAGGCCGCTAAGGAAGCGCCCAAGGTCGTGGCTGAGGTGGCTGTTGCTGTGGAGCAGGAGAAGAAGGCTGTGGCCAAGAAGGCTCCAGCAAAGAAGGCGCCAGCAAAGAAGGCACAGTCAAAGAGCGCCAAATAATGGCTGACCAGAAGAGGGTGCCAAAGGATTGGAATTTTCCTAATGTTGACCCCAACAAGGTCGTAGAGGAAACTCTCAAGGAAGGTGGGCATACAGTCAACCTTTTGACTGGTGTGCAACCAACTACTGGGACCGCTGTGTCCATTCCTGGACATGAACAGAGAATCCCCGTTGATTTATTTTCTGGCGAAGAGGTCGCTAAATACATCAACAGTCCAGAACATTTTGCGGCGGCTACCGCCCGTCCTTCACGGCACCTGGGGACCTGGGTTGACTCTGACGAAGAAGGAAACAAGGTGGCATTTGCGGATGTATCCCGTGTGTTCAAAAACACTCCTGAGGGAAACCGCCGTGCCCGCCTTGCTATGATGGCAAACAATCAGTTTGCGGCTTTTAACTTTGACAATTTTGTTACTGAATACAACCCCCTTCAGCAAGAGGTATTGAACCGTGCTGGTGGGGCACCTAAGTTGATGGAGGGTGAGGCAGAGCGCTGGGTCACCTCCAAGGAACCAATCGGGCAAGAAGTTGTGTTTGCAGAGACCACGGAGCCACAGACCGTTTCACAAGGTCGTGGACGGAAGAAAAAAGTCATCCCCGCTGGTCAGGGAACATTCATCTTTACGGGCCAGGGCAGTCAACTTCAAGGGTAATCCAACAGAGTTTATTTGTGTAAACTTCTGGCACACAGAACACACCAGAGGAGGTGTAACAAGTTATGGCAATGGACTTCTGGTCACCATCGTATAGGGCGGCCTCATCCGACCTTACCGTTGCTATCTCTCCTCTCGGGCTTGTTGAACTTGCGGACGAGGAGTTTGAGG